TGAGTTAGCACTAGCTGCTCCACTAGTTCCGACAAAGTTAACTAAAGATTCGTCTGTGTCAAGTTGTTCTATTGTAACTACTGGAATATTTGCAGTTGTGCTAGTTTGTTTAACATGCAATGGTCCTGAAGGAGCATCGGTACCAATACCTACATATTTACTTGCTCCTATGAGAGTCATAATTTTTTGACTAGCAGCCGCTGAATTATATCCCCAGAAAGTATGATTACCTGATGAACCAGCTCCATCATGATTACCTGGATAGAACTCTAACTCTCCTCCCATATTAGCTCCTTGAGAATTACCAGCTTTTAAATGCAAATTACCACCTTTGTTGGAGGCATTGGCATCTGCTGACTTAATGTTCAAAGTAGCGGGAGCAACAACACTAGTAAGAATAGAACCGATAGTTTGAGTTACGTTACCATTAACATAGATATTACTAGCTACGTTCAAATCTCCACTATAGAATGGAGTTGGTGTGCCGCTACCTATAAATGTTTGTCCAGTTCCACTAAACTTAATACCTCTATTGTTAGTATCAGGACTTAACCAGTTAAATCCGTAGATATTATAACTATTAGCATTTAATGCATTTGCTAATGTTGAGAATGTTGCAGCAATAGTAATGCTTCCAGACCCATTAGTAATAGTGATATTAGAACCAGCTGTTAGTGTAGCAAGCACTGGGGCAAGACCAGTTCTTCCAATTGGAATTTGACCATTAGTTGCTGCTCCTAGTGAAGTTAGTGCTGAGGTCCCATTTGCAAGAATCAGTGTATTAGCAGTAAGAGTAGTTGCTCCTGTACCACCTTTTGAAACAGGGAGGGTGCCAGTTACAACTCCTGAAGCTAAAGCTACACTGCTAAGAAATGCTGAACTAGCGTTGTTACAGGTAGCTAGGTTAATGTTAGCAGGGTTTAGTTGAAGAGTAATATTGTTACTAGCAGTGGCAACAGTAATTAAGTTGTTTACAGATGTAATACCCTTAAAGTTAATTACATTCTTACTTGTAATTCCTACGTATACAGATTCACCGGATCCCAAAGTTGATAGAGTTGGGAATAGATCCTGTAGAGTAAACTTATAGTTATTGTTAGTAGCAGCTACAAGCAAATAATGAGATGCTGTAACACTATTCTTAGCTAAAGTTGGAAGGCTGGTTATTGTTGCCATTTTATAAGGTTATATTAGATCCGTTTTCAAGAGTTATATTTTCTCCTGTACTTGTTGTTATTGCCTCGTTAGTTCTTTCAGGAACTGCATCTACTAAAGGAGATGAAGTGCTAGGTTTAATGCTAGGAGCAATACAGTTACGACATTCTTTACTAATGTAGTTTACAAATGTCTCTAGGTAAGTCTCCGATGTAGGAGAATAAGATATGCAGTAGTTAATACAGGTATTTCCATTACCTATTGCTTCTTGAGGAATAGGATCGGTAAGTAAAAGAGTACTTAAGTCAGTTGCTGGATCATAGATAACATCCATGATTTCAGAACTAAATCCTTCTAAATTTTCTAGACATCCCTCTCTATCACAACAGTAGTAGTAAGGGATAGTATCTGTAATACTTCTACATGTAGCAGTAACTGGATTATTGCAGTAGTCTAGTTCTCCTCCTAATAAGCAAGCGTAAGTTACTGGTTCTGTATAGATTGTTTGACCTACTAAATCTTTAAGTGAGAATATTTTATAGGTCCAAAGCTCAGCTCTTTTAGCAGCTAAATTTCCAGGATTAACTGTATTACCTACTGGGAATGCATTAGATCCTACTGCACTTAGCAGTATATTTTGCATTGCTAAACTACTAGAATATGCTGGAAGATTAGTATTACAAAAGTCTCTTTTAAATTGTCCTATAGATATATTGTATATATCAAGAGATACAGCTGAGGCACTTCCCACACCGTAATTATATGCTCTTACTCTAAAGGTATAGTTTCCAGATTGCAATGTTACTGGTACAACAGTATACCAGTGATATGAATCACTATGAAGAGGATTATTTGTACTAAATCTTATAAATTCTACAAAGTTTGTTCCATTCCCAAAACCAGGACCTCTTACTTCTATTTTAATGGCTCCTTCTGCCGCCATCCCAAATAGATATGTTCTAGTTGTCTGAGAATTAGGGATGACTAAACATTTATAAATTTCTATGTAGTCTCCAGCTGAGTCACATCCTGTAGTAGTATTAAATGCACAATCAGCTGTTGTATTATTCAACCAAACACCACTATAGTTAAGCATTCCATAAGAAGAATTTGTGGTACCCCAGCCACTTCTTGTAGAAAATAGTGGGTTATTAGCTTGTACATTTTGAATTTGTCCTATTTGCTTAGAATAGTTTCGATATGGAATGTTATTTAAAAGTATAGTCCCTGAATCTCCTTGTATCTCAACATTAGAAGTTGTTCTAAGATTATAGTTGCCGTCGGCAGTACCTGCTAATGTTAGTTGAAGAGCATTTAAGTTAGAAGTTACATCTTGCATAAGATTTAACCCTCTTATATTGTATTCAAAATAAATATTTCCTGTTGAAATAGTAGCAGTGCTAGGAGATGCAGGAGTAGTACTTGCAGCTCCAGTAGTAGACTGAACACAAATCTCTTGGCTATTTACTACTGATAAGTTATATCCAGTTGGGCATGCATCACATACAGCGTCTGGGGTAATGTAGTCTACATCAGGGAATGTACCCCCACAAGTTACATTGAAGTTAGCTCCTGCATATCCTATAAAGTTACCAGGGAGAGTAATTCTATCTCCTGATATGTAGTTTAAGTCTGAGCAAGAGTCCCCTTTATATAATGTAGTAGGGAAGTCTCTTCGGTTGTATAGGCAAGGTAGAGCTGTCTCACAGTCTTTTTTCTTTAGCAGTTCTATAATCAATCCTAGTTTAACTAGTTCTAGATTAGAACATGCTACTCCTCCTTTGAGTTTATTTAAGTAATCAGTACCTTTAGATATAAGGCACTTATCAAGATCGTTAATTCTTACAGCTGTGTATTCTTTGCTATTAACATCTATAGGGACGTTAACTGGAGGATCACAGATGTTAAGATTCTCTGATGGAGTTGGCAGGACAGCCTGCTCAATAATATTTATATTAAATCCAGGAACTACTGTATATACTGTAGAACCTATTGTAAATGTCGTATTTATTGTCCAAGTTAATGGCTGAGTAAATATGCAAGCATCTTGGTATCCCCATGGTGCTGTAGCATATTCTATATAAACTATAGATGTTGGATCTAGTCTTCTTCCAATTACCCACTGGCTATCGTCTGCTCTTCTGTATATTATAAAGCTAGCCGTCTCTCCATCTAATATGATATTAAACTGATAGAAGATATCTCCTGATGCATTTTCATTTACAAATGGGGAAATCTCTATTAATCCAGTAGAAGATACTGTGCTAGCAGTTATAACTTTCACAGTATCAGTTTCTACAACTGATGATCCAATTGGGATTGTAAAGTATATCAAAACCCCAAAACAGGGATCATTAATATCTTGAGAGCATGTTAAGCAGACTTTTGGCATATCAGTTAATTAGCATCCACATCCACATGTGGTGTCACAGAATGATTTAGCTTTAGTGTATTTGTCAATTGCATCAGTAACACTGCCCTGAGTTGCAGCAGATTCTGCTGATTTAACTAGAAGATGAATCTTCTCAGCAGTTCTAATTTCATCATCACACTTAGAACAGTTGCAAGTGCAAGATATTCCTGACTCTACAAGTTTAGCTACACAACAGTATAGTTCACAACTTGATACAGAAGCCCCAGAAATAACTGCAGCTGTACTATCTTTAATAGTGATAGCAATTACCCCATTAATTGCTGAGTTACCTGACTCCAAGGTACTTACATACTCCTCCCAGATTATTACATCGTTTGTTGGTACTAATGCTGTTGTAGTAGTATAAGTTTTGTTACTTATTTTATTCTCATAAGTAATAGATGCCGTGTTAGGGCAATCTGAGATTACTACTGTGATTTTCTTACAATTAGGGGAAAAGGTTATAGAGTCAATTATCATTTCAGTAGTTTTTGTAAAGATAATAAAAAGTAGGGGATTGCTCCCCCACTTTTTAATGATTAGTTAGGTTAGTATACTACTTCAGTAGTTACTCCCGCTGCTGGGAATGTAACACCAAGTTCTGTAGCAATACCTGCCTGAGCTGTCAAAGTATATAGTTTAACAGTGTTCAATTCTGCTGCACGTGCAATACCAGTATCTGCTGGATGAGCATGAGCATATGAGATTTGAGTAACATTGTAGGTATTTGTAGATACTGTAAATGTATCAAAACTCATTGGGAAGTACATACGGTTGAAGTTACCATAACGAGCACGTTGAGAAAGCTCGTCAGAAATAACCTGCCAGTAGTTACCTACACCAGCATCCCAACCTGTAGTAGACTGAGCCCAGTTAGGATTAGCTCCATCATTATCTACACATGTAACATCGAATACAACACCAGCATGACGAGCAACAATAGTAACAACTGCACCAGCAACTGATACTGAAAAGATGCTATTAAGAGTTACGTTGCCAGAGATTGCATTTCCAATTGCAGTAGCATTTACAGTGTCTGTAGCACTAGTTACTTGCTCAAGAGGGATGATAGTACGACCTGCTGCAAAGTTGCCAAGCAAAGGGAATACTTTGTTACCACCACTCAAATCGAGTTTAACATCACTAGGAGTAGCATAGTAAGCATATGCAGTAGGCATAGTACGAATTGCAATTTTAACTGATACAAAGTCTCCTGCAGTTACAGCTCCTGCAGTCAATGCAACAGTGTGTCTTTGGCTAGCTTGGTAAGTAGAATATGCAATTCTTTTGATATCACCCTTTTCAATAATAGGAGTAGCAAGAGGATTGCCACCTACCATTGTTTGAGTAAACTGCATCTTAGTTGGAACAATTGCTCCAGTGCTCAGAAGGTTAGTTCCGTAAGCAGGAGTAGCTGCTCCAAGATCCCAGATGCCTATAGATGAACTTGCTGCAGCGGCATTTTGTGCAAAAGCACCGCTGGTTAGCATAGTAGCGGCATTATTAATTAATACCTGATTTAAATTAGAAGGTGCCATTTTTTTAAATTTTAGGCGTTAAACACATTGATTTAATTATTACTCACTCTCTAGATTTTCTAAAGTTTGAGTTTGATACCTGGGGTCTTGTATACCCTCAAGTATGCTTTTTATTGCCATTTCTACAATTTCTGGGTGAACGTGTTCTGCAAGTTCACATCCTATCCCATCTTTTATAGACATATTTTTTGGGGTTCTGATGTACTTAAGTACAACTTCAGGAACCATAAATGTATTATCTGTGTGGATATCTATGAAGTTCTCTTCTATTGTATAAACAGGAGAGCGGTAATCAGTGATATTAAACGGATCTAACATCATGTTTATCACGTCATCTTGTTGTGCAAATTTACAAAGAGATATCCTTTTATCTCCACCAGTTACAAACTTTCTATTAAGTGTCTCAGTAATTAGAAACTTATCTTTGTTTATATCAACTGTGACATTTGTACCGTTAACTAACCATGTTATTGTAACAGCTGCATTATCGGCTAAGTCGTTGTAAAAATCTTCACCTACTTCAACAAGCAAATTATTTGACTGTTCAGTTGGTGTAGTGTGTGTTGTACCTGTTGATGTGTTTTGAGTATCTTGGCTAACTACTGGTGTTGCTCCATTCCAACTACTAGAGTTTATTAGAACATCATGTAAAGCTGGAAGTTTTAAACTATTGTAGTTATTAAATCCTTCTATCTGCACCCCTGTATTTGTGTTAAATACAATCGTACTTAAAACGTAATCATTAAGATTAGTTGTGTACGAGGGGTACATCGGAATAGAAACTAGATACTTAGTAATTGCTCTTTTAGTATACGTTATAGATTTATTGCTAGTAATTACTGTATCACACGAGTAATTAACTATTCCTCGTATCCCTACTAGAAACATGTAATCCAGTGGGAGTGTAGCTCTATCTACATATATATTAGATCTATTGGCAGTATACACATACTTGCCTAACATATCACTAAGTATACCGTGATTGTATGTATCAGTTTGAGCATCTACAACGAGTGCCCTGAGGTCATCGATTCTTTTCTGAGATTGCTCAAAGCCTTTCCCTAATCTATTAGATGAAGGATTGTACTTCTGCTTTATAAACCTAGTCATTGCTAGATTTAACTCATGATCGACTTCCTCAGGTAATAAGACATCAACCTGGTAAGATGCAATTTTTTGCACCCCCAGGTTGACAGCTATATGCATCTCGTTAATAGTCACTATGATACTTCTTTTAGTTTTGCTCTCAATATATTTACTATACCTGAGTTCTTCTTGTTCTTGAAGTAGGTGATTGTATCTTTCATATCCTCTCCAATTGTCTCATCTTCATAGATAACCTGATTTCCGATTTTTCTAAGAATTGATTTTGCAATCATATCCTCAATTTCAAATCTGATTTCAAGGTTAGTATCAAGTGAATACTTCAAGAATCTCTCAGGATTCTTTTCCTTATAATCATAAAGAGTATTTTCGATTTCCATCTTAGACATTCTTTCTGGGTCTCCCCCTGTAAGAACTCTATGAAGCATCTTCATTTTACTCTCTTCCATTGACACTTTGATAAACTCTTTATCAGCCTCCTTTTTAACTTGTACCTTTTCACTACGTTTAAGAAGGTCTTTCTGAGGGTCGTAGATGTAAAATCTTTTACTTCCATCAGATTTCATTTCTTCTTCAGTAGCAGCTACATGTCTATGTTTCATACACCATTTCCAGTATATGTAATCCATAGCGTTAACTGGTTCTCCATTTGCGTCGATAGAAATATCTAATTCTACTCCTTCAAATGGAACTCTGAGAGTTAAACTTGCCCAAAAGTCTTTTGCTTTCGGTCCAAATTCAGGGTGTCCTGCCGCAACGTCAATTACTCTTTTCAAGAGTTTTTGTTCTTCTTCTCCATCAACTCCTTTGAGTGGGAGACGGTCAACAAAAATTGACCCTAGTTTCACTTTGGCTCCTGCTCTAATCTCTTTTGGGAGATGGTTAAGAACCTCTTTTCTTCTAACAATTACTTTTCTTTCCATAATAAGTTCTTTTTATTAATTAGTACTGAAGGATAAAGAATAACCTTCAATTTTATAGTTTTAAAAGGGGGGATTGGGTACCCCCCTTTTTATTGCAAACCAAACACAAATTACGATGCAATACACTGAAGATCAATGCTAGTGTCAAAACGACGAAGCAAAACACCAGCAGTCTTCAACATATGAACAGATGCACCGTCAATGTCACTAGCACGAGTGTCGTTGCCTGTAAATCCTTTTGGAACTACAGAACCAGCTACACACCAGCGCATCATTTCACGACCTTTCTTATTTACCATTTGGAGGTTGTTTTCACCATCATAAGTAGATTGGTCAACAAACACCATACGGTATGATTCCAATGGAAGACCAGATACTGGGTGCTTCTTAGAAGCTTGAGCCACAGGACCGTGATCAAACAAAGGAGATTTAACTACATTAACTCTGTGACCATCTACGTGATCGTAGCTAGTGAAGTAACCAGTAATACCGAGGTTACGACCGCTACCAGTGATGAACGTAGGTTGAGTGGTCTGCAGATATTGGTTGCCACTGTAGTAAGACTTAAGTGCACGGTCAAATTCACGAGCACCACCGATACCAGTGTACAAAGTCACCTGCTTATCAGTTGCATCAGTCATACCATAGAACAAGTCACCAATTACTTCTTCAATCTTAGCTTGAGTAAGAGTTGAGTAAGAATCTTTATTGATGATCTGCTCAAGCAAACCAGGACCAGAGATTACAGGTTGGCCATTCTCATCGAGCATAGTGCTAACACCATTAGCATCGTGAGTTTTCTGACCATACCAGTAGTACATTTCACATTCTTCCTTGAACTTAATCATGTGACGGTACTCTTCGTAATCCATCCACAATTTAGTCTTAGAACCTTCTTTCAAAGGCAATTCGAACTGAGCT